CCCCAATTCAATGCATGTCAATGCTACTGCTAATGGTCAAGAGCGCTGGGTTCGTTTGCGAGTAAAGACCGACACCGTCACTCAAGAGTTCTTTGCTGCTGAGCCACCCTTAGACGTTCATTCTATATCTAGTAACTACGCCCCACCACTTCAGACTAATTCATTCATCAATACATTAGGCTATATCCCTTGTGTAGAATCCCCCAACCTACCTTACTTCCCTGGGGATAGTGGTAGGTCTGACTTTGCTATGGTTACGGATCAAATAGAGGCAGAAGATAGCGTGCGTGGGGCTATCATGCAAAATATCTTCACGTTTGGATCGCCTACCCTAATCACGACTCGCTCTCGCGAAGAGGTAATGGTTAAGACTACAGAGATAGGTACTCAAAGCTGGGCTGCTTCACAGGGATTCAAAGATCTTAGTTCTGTGCGCCTTGACAATCGCAGGAATGATGGTGGGTGGTCTGCTAAGCAACACGAAAAGATTGTCCCTGTTATCGGTAATGTAGGTGCTGACGAACGATTTGGTTACGTACTACCCGATCCTGTAAGCCCCGACCAATCTAGGTTTGCTGACTCATACCGCACTGCACTTCATGGAGCTTTAGGTGGTATTGACCCTAATGATTCGAGCTTCAGTACTTTTGGCGAAGTTAAGAGCCTCTACGGTAAGGTAGCTGCTACGGCTAACATGAAGTCCCTCACGTTATGGAATCATGGACTTGCGCGGATACTTGAGCTATGTGTAATGCATGAAGAAAAGCTTTACATGGATCGGTTCAAGCAATGGCTCCTGAGTGAAGATCCAAAGATTGATGTAACTCAGATTACTCAACAGCAGATTGAAGAACTAATCTGGCAACAAGGTGTTGAAGCCCCAATCAATGTAGGACTAGCCCCTTACGGTGAAGTCAATGTCTACTATCGCTATAACGGCGATGTATTTGAGGACTCACCACAAGATAAGTTAGACCGTACTATCTACACCCGTAACCTTCAAGAACTTGGCGTAGGTAGTCTTGAGGCTTTGGATGCTGTATTCCCAGATCTATCTCTCAAGGAGAAAAAGTCCAAGCTATCGGGTATCCCCTTCAGGATTGGCAATGAATATCTAGGGATAATGAACAATCTCCTACAACAACACATGCAAATGAGTCAAGTGGAAGATCCGTATAATCCTGGTAAAGCGTTAAGTTTGCGCTATGATATGACTACATTAATGGACTCAGTGTACACAGTACTTAAACGTGAGTTCTCCTACGGCGCATCCTATGATGAAGCTGATAACAAGGATAATCCCTTATTAAATGGTACAAGCACTCCCTCAGAGCTACAGTCAGGTTCAAGTAGCCCCATCGCCACAGGTGTTAGCTCCAGCACAGGGCAACCCACAGTGGCAGTCAGTTCCTCAACTGGTGAACCCTTACCTTTCGACTGGGCAAACCCCCCTCTACTCCCATCCTCAGCAATACGCACCAACACCACAGGGTTGGGTTCAATCGACTCCTCAGATGGCGGTAGCGGCATCCCAACCAGTCAACCATCAAGCGGAATATCTGGCACTCAACTCGGTTCCAGTCAACTATTCACAAAACCTCCCTTCTCCACAACCACAGTATTCCCAAGTCTCCCCTCAGCGCCAGTGGACACCGAAGCTAGACCTAAACGCACCAAGCGGAAAGGACAGTAAGGGTCAAGCACTAGCCTCGGTTATTGAGTTAATCAATACCTTTGGTGATGGATCGCCTGAGTTAGCTATTGCTCGTATTCACCAACAATTGATTCTTCGCGAAGATCAATTGGGTGAAGTGGTTGCCTATACCCAAGCCCTTGAGAAAGAAGCTATCACCATGGGCAATATTCTCAAAGACCCCGAGTCTACTGGCTATTGGCTTCAATACCAAGAGTTTCACCTCGGTCAAATCCCTGAAGTAGTCAACTTCCGTAATGCTTATCCTGAGGCGACCTTCGAGCAGTACTATGCATGGTTGCGTCAAAACAACCAAGCTCAACCCCAAGTACAAGCTCAAGGTCAAGGCTTTGGTCAACCACAATTTGAAGTACAGCCTCAACCCACATTCAATCAAATGGATATGGGCTTAGGTCAAGGTGCTGCTACCAACAATGGTCGTATGCGCCCTATGGACGTACTACGTCAAATTGATACTGGTCACTTTGGTCAGTTTGTTAGTCAGTTGGCTTAGAAACTAAAGAGGCTAGAGATACAAGAGTGCCTACTGCTGTATACATTTCATGAGTATCATCGCCAGTTTGCATCTTAGAAATAAACGCAATCTGACCAGTAATTAATCCATGGATATCTTGTAGTTCTTCAGTAGTTAGTCCTGTAAAAGATAACTGTTTTTGCAAAAGGTCAATAGTCTCAGATAATATCTTTGCCTCAGCCCTAGCGGATTCAGCTTCTGCTCTAAACCTAATTATTGTTTCTTCGACAGCAAAGTTTGAATAGTTTGCACTGCTCATAGTCCGTTTCTCATAACATCATCCCTTACCGTAGGGACTCCGCTTACACCTTACCTACCCACTAAGAAATGGCAACATTTTCCTCTCAGTTAGAAATCATTATGGGTGTGGAGCTATATCGCCCCCGCCCACAATACATTGCTCGGTATGTCATGCAGCCGCAGATCGTCCATGATTGGGCGATGCAACCTGGTAGCACCGCACGTATGAAGCGCTTTGGCTTCTGGAACGATCCAGGTTCTTACACTCTTGGCGCACGTCAACGCGATAAATCACAAGTCATCGGTACTGGTGGTGGTCGCGGTCTACCTGAAGAAGCGGTCACGATTACTCTTCAAGAGTTTACTGGTCCTTCTACTGGCAATAGCGTCAACCCTAACGAGCCAGGCGTACTCAAGATCAACATGTTCGACTTGATGACCATGCAACGCAACTTGTATGACATGAGCCGTGCTGACCAATTCCATCAATCAATCGGTTCTGAAACCCTATTTGAAGACTACCGCCGTTGGAAGGATTCGGTCTACATTGGTCTAGCTTTAACTGCCAACCCTGCTACTCCTACCACTGGGCAAATTGCTACCAACGTTATTGGTGGTTACTACAACCCTGCTGGTATTGCTAATGGTGGTACTTATAACACCTCAACTGGCGCACCTCGCTTAGACTTCACTCGTGATGTACTGAAGGTAGTCGCTGATATGCGCTCTCGCCTAACACCTCCTTTCCAGTCCAACTTTGGTGACGTCTACCACGGCTTGGCTTCCCCTGGATTCATGCTTCAGTTACAACAAGATGCTCGTTTCTTGCAAGTGTCTCAGTATCCTGGCATCCCAGTATCGATGCTTCCAATGAGCGCTCAGTCTGGCACATTGCCTCAAATGATGCCCATGCAAGACTGGACTGCTAGCCCGCAACAACTCGTTCGTGAAGGTGGCTTCTACGGTCAAACTGGCTTCATGCATTCTATGGTTATGCCACTAGGATTCAAGTTTGGTGGTATTCGTTGGTTTGAAACTACTAACCTCCCTCAAATCCCTGTAACCCTAACGACCTCTGGCTTAGCATCGCAAGGGTATGCTGATGGTTCTGGCGTAACCCGTCAAGCTGATGCTGCTATCATCATCGGTACTAACGCCATTGGTGAAGCAATTTGGGGTGACGGCCCTCGTGTCAAGCTCAACTCCAATACTGACTACGACCGTTTCTTAATGGCTATCTGGCAAGAGTATGGGGGTTATTCACTACTCAACTCTAATAACATCACTGTTATGAGAACGTTCCAGTCATTCTAGATCGCCTAGTTGAAGCTATGATTTGCATCATGGCTTCATACCTTACCCTTAATCCTTAGTCCCTAACCATAGAACTATGTCTGCAACTTTTGGTAACTTTCTCGGTTCTGAGAACAGTGGCTTAATGGTTAACTCTCCTATCTCAGGCGCTTTAGGCGTCATTGATGGAGTTTTCCGTATTACCGCCGCTGTCCAGACTGTCATCACAGCTCGTATTCCAATGAACCCACTGGGCACTGACTCAGTAGCTGGCTCTGACCTCCTAACCATTTCACCTAACCTAATTATTCCCGTGAATGCTTACGTTACTGAGTGTACTTGGACGCTTCCTGCTAGTGCTTTTAGCCCTACACAACAAGCATTTGTCTACAACGTATTGACTGGCACTTCCACCAATACACTTAAGGTAGCTACTATTGCTCAAGGTGTTACTGGTACTGTTGCCAACTCGCTTGGCGGTCTAACCGCACAAGTTCAAGCTAACGGTAACTTCTTGGCTGCTGACCACTTCACCGCATTGGGTAAAGTAATTAACCCATTTGCGAATGAAGCATCGGCAATCACTGGCTTAGGCTCCTATACTGGCACCGACTCTGACCGTACCGTTCAGTTGTTCTCAACCGTAACGGCTGGCACATCTGCCGGTAGTGGCATTTCTGTAGCT